CAAGAGCCTGTCCAAGACAAGCAACATAAGAACTATGGTGTACGCTTATCTCGTATCATTGCCGCACGTAACACTTATTCCGAACTGTTCTCTACTACGATTAAAGATTGGCTAGAGATACACGGTGAACTAGGTGACTTTAAACAAGGTAACAAAGAGCCTCCTACCCACTTTATACGCTTTAAGCTAGAAGATGGTACTAGGGTAGAGTGTGACATTGTATTCATTGCCTTTGACCGCCCTGAACACGTTAAGAAAGCGCGTGGTATCCAGACTACATGGGTATGGTTAAACGAGACTAAAGAGCATTCTAAAGCTGTCCTTGATATGCTTGATCTACGTCATGGTCGCTATCCGTCTAACAAGGAAGGTGCGCGTCCTACACACCATGGAATGATAGGAGACAGTAATGCTCCTGATGAAGACCATTGGTACTTTAAACTAGCTGAGATAGAGCGTCCCGAAGATTGGGCATTCTACCGACAAGCTGGTGGTGTAATCAAAGACGGTGAGAACTGGTTAGTCAACGACAAAGCGGAGAATCTTTTTAATCTACCAGAAGGTTATTACCGTAGAGGCTTACAAGGAAAGACTGATGATTGGATTAAGGTTAATCTAGCGAATGAATACGGATTTGTGTCTAACGGTAAACCTGTTCATCCTATGTATACCGATTCTGTCCACTGTCAACACTTGGAATTTAAGCCCTCTAAAGATACTCCTATTGTACTTGGCTTTGACTTTGGACGAACCCCTGCGTGTGCCTTCCTACAACGTACCTCGATTGGACGTTGGGTATGCTTTGACGAAGTAGTGTTGACTGATTCTGGTGCTGTAGACTTTGCGCCTAGTCTTAAACGATACATTGAAGATATGTACCCTGACCACACGTTTAAAGGATGGGGTGATCCCTCTGGTAACAACAAGAACCAATCTAACTCTGAGACTCCATTCCAAATTATGCGGGCCGCTGGCATTCCCTGTCACCCTACAGTGTCTAACGACCCTATGAAGCGTAGAGCCGCATTAGAAGTTCCTATGAAAGAAATGTGTATGGACGGTAAACCTAGATTTATTGTCTTGCCTAAAGCTTCTATGATCCGTAAAGGTCTACAAGGTGGTTTCTGTTATCGTCGCGTACAAACTTCTGGAGAAAGATATACTGATGAACCAGATAAAAATGAATATTCTCACCCAGTAGAAGCATTGGAATATGCTTTACAAGGAGAGGGAGAGGGTCGGTCTGCATTAGCTCGCGCTGGTGGATTTGATAAGATTCACACAGCAAAGGTTAAGGTTAATGTCTTCTAAAGTTTATGTTGTCTTTGAAAACGATGGTGGTAGATGGTGGTCTTTTTTGCTTAAAAAGGGAATTAGGCACTGTTATTTGATAAAACCTACACCAAACGACTACATTGTGTACGGAAAAAGTGCAAAAGGGTTTGATTTGTTTACGATTAAAGACGAAAAGAGTATAATTGACGACATATTTTTAATAAAAAGCTATATTCCTAAACAATGTAATCGCTCGTTATTTATGCTAAATACTTGTGTAGGCCATACTAAGCAGATATTAGGAATTAACAATCCTTTTATCTTAACCCCATATCAATTATTAAAACATCTGAGGAAATTATGAAGCGACCTAAGGCCCCCGAACCAACTGCACAAGAAATAGCTGGCGTAGAGCGTCAATCGCGCATGCTTGATGAAGAAACAGAACAACTAGAAAAGAGATTAAAAGCTCAAGCTAGAGGAAAGCTAGGGTCTAAATCATTGCTTGCTAAGTCTAGTAAAGGAGCATCTGGAAAATCTGGTGTTTCAGCTAAAAGCATGATGGGCGGTGGCTCTAGTGGTGCTGGCGGTGGTGGTAGTGGTATGAGTGGTGGCGGTACTTATGGTGGCTCAAACTTTAACAGGAAATAGGCGACAATATGAAACTGCCAAAAGAACTAGGCTCGCTACAAGATTTAAAAACGAGAGAAAAACAAGCATTTCAGAAGATGGCTTTATGGCACGATCTTCTTGATGACTGCTATGAGTATTTCCTGCCCAACAGAAATTTATTTGATGACTTTGCTACTGGTCAGAAAAAGATGGACAGGATATTTGACTCTACTGCTGTCGAAGCTATCCAACAAGGCGCAAGCAAACTACAAGAGAACATTGCTCCTATCTGGGGTAACTGGGCTACCTTTGCACCGTCTGTAAGTGTTCTTAACATGCTAGAGTCTGGTGACTACGATGTATCAGAAGAAGAGATTAGAGCTAACCTAGAACAGCAAGCAACGATTGTTTTTGATTACATTAACCGTTCTAACTTTGGCACACAGTTCTTTGAACATGCCCTAGACCTTTTGATTGGTACAGGTACGTTAAGAATTGATGAAGATGAAAATGAAGATATGCCGATCATCTTTAATGCTATTCCGCAGAAAGGTATTGCGTTTGAGGAAGGGCCGCATGGTTCTATTGAAACTCATTGGCGTAGATTCACCGTTAAAGCTCGTAACCTAAAGCGAATGTGGAAAGGCTTTAAACCCTCTGAAAGCATTAAGGCCAAGATAGAGACTCAACCTGATGCCGAAATAGAAGTTAGTGAAGGCGTTGTTTATATGCCTAAGTCTAAGACTTACTACGGTTGCGTATGGGTAACTAGCGAAGATAGAATTAGCTGGACTCAAGATTTTGGAGCTTCTAGCCCATGGGTAACTGGTCGTTACTCTAAAGTAGCTGGTGAGATTCGTGGTCGTGGCCCTGCTGTTCAAGCATTGCCTGATGTTCGATCACTAAACAAAGTTAAAGAGTTTGTACTACAGAAAGCCGCTATTGACTTGTCTGGTATGTACACTGCAACCGATGATGGTGTAACTAACCCCTACAATATAGTTATAAGTCCGGGCGTTGTTATTCCAGTTGGTTCTAACAACTCGTCTAATCCGTCTATCCAGCGTTTAGACACTGGCACTAACTTGCAATTAGCGCAATTTGAGATGAATGAGTTACAAAATTCTATTAAACGTGCTTTGTTTAACGACTTGCGTGATCCTACTGGCCCTGTTCGCTCTGCTACTGAGATTGCTATTGACTCAAGAGAACTAGCCAAGCGTATAGGTTCTGCCTTTGGGCGATTACAGACAGAAGTTCTTGTTCCTATTCTCAAGCGTGTTGTTTATATCCTGACTCGTCGCGGATTGCTACAGCCTATCCAGTTAGATGGTCGTGACATTGAGATTAAATTCTTGTCACCTTTGGCAAAAGCGCAAGATGGTGAAGATATTATTAACGTCCAGCAAGCCGTTCAGTTTGTATTGCAAAATGCTGGCCCAGATCAGGCTAAGATTGGCTTTAAGCTAGAGGACTTTGGTACGTGGGTAGCTGGCAAGACAGGTATGCCAGCCGAGTTAGTCCGTTCTAAGACAGAGAAAGATCAGATTATTCAGGCTGGTGCTGAGGCGGCACAACAAGGGCTTCCAACTTCACAAGCTCCGGTGCAAGCTCAATGAGTTGGTCAGAAATTAACCAATCTGCTGACCCTGATGTGGCTAAAAAACAAGCTAATGTACGCAAGCAAAATGTGGTTGACTTAGCTAAGTCTTACCATAGGGTCTTTACAACTGATGACGGACAGCGTATCTTGTCTGACTTAACCAAAAGGTTTGTATATGAAAATGATACTTCCTTTGGTTCAGAGAACATTGATTATGAGGCCGCGTACCATAATGGGGAAGCTGGAGTAATTAAGTTTGTAATTAACCAAATGAAACATTCTGAAATATTATAGGATTAAATTATGTTAGATGAACAGGCCGCACAAGAAACGTCAAAAAGCGATACCCTGCTAGATCAAGCACAACCAACATTAGAAGCTGGAGAATACTTTTTAAGTGAGGGCATTAAAGGCTCAGGTGACGCACCAGAGTGGTACAATAGCGAAAAGTATAAGTCTGTAGCTGACCAAGCTAAAGGTTATTCAGAACTAGAAAAAAGGTTTGGTGGATTTAAAGGCGCACCCAAAGATGGATATTCACCCCCCGAAGGTGTTGAATCAGACGATGCTCTATACCAAGAGCTAGAAGCGTTTGCTACTAAGACTAATATGAACGGTGATGCTTTCCAAGAAGCGTGGGAACTACTGTCTACACAAGGTGAAGTAGCCGAAGAATACAACCAAGAAGTTGAGTTAGAAAAGCTAGGCGACAATGCTCAAGAGCGCATTAAGACTGTTGAAGGGTTTATGAAGAACAACCTAGATGCAGATACTTACGAGCAAGCCAGAGGATTGGTTACTAATGCCGATACTATTGAACTTGTCGAGCTACTTGTTAGAGCTACCGCTCCGACTAAACTACCAAGTGAAGGTGGTCACAATCCAGAAGGTTTATCTTGGGAAGCCATTGAATCAGAAATGTTTAAAAAGGACGAGCAAGGCAATTTACTAAGAAGCACCAACATAGCTCATGAGCGAAAAGTCCAAGCAATGATGGAAGCATGGGGCGGCAACAAGTAGTTATTTGATTTCTATAGGGTAAAAGGTGTATAATCCATACACTGGATACCCTTTTCCCAAAGGCCCAGTAAATTTAGGTTGAATGCTGACCAATTTACTGGGTACTCAGCTTAAACCTTGAAAAACTTTTTTAATTACTCTTTTTCGAGGAAAATCTTATGAGTAAATTTCTATCATCTGTTGCAGTCACAGAATTTGACTCAATGGTAAAACATGCCTATCAAGGCGTTGGGCTTATTAAGCCTGCTGTTACTGTTCGTAACAACGTAGTCGGTGACACTTACAAATTTCGTCGTATGGGCAAGGGCCTAGCTAACCAGAAGTCTACTTCTGATTTGGTTACTCCTATGAACGTAGCGCACGAATTTAAAACTGCTACTCTACAAAACTGGAACGCTCCAGAATACACTGATATTTTTGACCAAACAGACGTTAATTTTGACGAAAAGCAAGAACTAGCAAGCACTATTGCGGCCGCTATTGGTCGTCGTGAAGATCAGCTTTCTATTGATGCAATGGACGCATCTACTCCAGACGCTACTGATATTGCCGCTGGAGCTACTAGCCTTACTATGGCTAAAGTTATTGCCGCTCAAGTTGCTTTGCGTGGACAGAATGTTGGTAATCGTGATCTTTATGCTGTTATTGATGCTGACGGACTTGGTGGACTTTTGAATAGCGAAACTGCTACTTCTGCTGACTACCAAAATGTTAAAGCTCTTGTTTCTGGCGACATTAACACTCTATGTGGATTCCGGTTTATTATTCTGGGTAATCGTACAGAAGGTGGATTGAAGGTATCTGCGGCTAACACCATTGATTCTTGGTTCTTCCAGAAAGATGCTGTTGGACTTGCTATCGGTATGGACATGAAGACTTCAGTTGATTACATTGCTGACCGCACTTCATATCTATGTAATGGTACGCTCAAAGCTGGCGCTGTTGTTCGTGACAACGGTGGTTTAGTTCGAGTTAAGTACAAAAATAACGTATAAGGAGAATCATCATGGCTTTTGCAAGATCAGGTTTATGCCGCATTGGCGGTTCTGGAGATGGCGGTAGCACTTGGCAGTATTCTACTGCTGATGCTAAGGCTACTATCGTAGGCGCAGATTACATGCTAGGCGCTGTCGATGAACTAGCTTTAGGAGATATCGTAACTGCTGTTACTAGCACTACTCCTCCTACAGCTTTTATTACTTATGTAAAGACTCGTACAGCTACAGCTATTTCCCTAGCTGGCGGTTTAGTAATTACCGCATAAAGTAAGTTAAAGTAAAACGTCTGGGGGGTTCGCCCCCCTTTCTTTCTTAATTCTAAGGTAGCGTTATGGCTAGTAAAATCCAATTAATTTCTAATGCTTTAATTTTAATTGGGGATCTGCCTATCACTTCTTTAGAGGGCAATTCTCGCGCACAAACTGTAGCTAACAATCTGTATGACAACATTGTACAGAATGAGCTAACCAAGTTTCGCTGGGGATTTGCTAGAAAAAAAGCACAGTTAGACCTAACAGTTGAAACACCAGTAGGCACTGAATGGCAGTCCATTTACCAGCTTCCTGCTGATCTATTATTCCTCATTAAGATTAATCCTCAAGTTCCATACGGACTATACGGTGACAAGCTGTATTGCAATGCAAGTGATGCGATATACGCTGATTACATCTATAACGCCCCAGAATCTACATGGCCTGTTTACTTCTCTAAGATGATTGAGTACGCACTTGCTATGGACTTTGCACCTTCTATTCGTGACAGCGCGGCTTCTATGGATGCTAACGCTAGGCAGTATCTTAATGCTTCTCGCATGGCAAGATTTACAGATTCTCAACAATATCCTGTAGTGCCTATAACTGATCGTCCCTTTATTAACGTAAGGCGCTAGTTATGCCTAAGTCTAAGTTCATGCAAAGTTCGTTTGTAAGTGGAGAGCTATCGCCCCTGCTTAAAGGTCGTGTAGACCTAGATCAATACTATCAAGGTATGGAGACAGCCGAGAACGTCTTAATCGTCCCACAAGGCGGTTTAAAGCGTAGAGCAGGGACTCAGCATGTAGACGTAGCAGAAAAGATATTCCAACCTTTTATGTCTGCTGGAGTAGGACAGCTATTTAGTTTTAATATTACTACTGGCTTGCCTATTGTTGGTAGCACTTATACAAATAATTCTTCTACGTTTACAATTATTTCTTTTACTGGATCAGGATTACCATATACTGTTTACGCAGAAAGAACGGTTGGAACTAATGATCCTACTGCTAGTGGCACTCTTGTTAAAACAGTTAGCACTCCTAACCTTGTATATTCTGCTTTTACAACATTTACTGCAACTATGCCTCGCGGTGGAACTGTAGCTAATATTAATGACTTTAATCCTGCAACTGTAGGGCTAACAACTACTAATATTGGTGTATTGGGTACAACAGGACAATCTGCGCCAGATGATGAATATATAGTTGCGGCTTATAATATCCTTGGTACAACTAACCTAGGAAAATTTGTCGATGTTAAGAACATTAAGTTAAGCGGTACTGGTTCTGGCGTATTTAAAATACAAGCGTCTACAGATAATGTTTCTTGGTTTACCGCCTTAAACATGACTGTTACCGCAGTAGAGCAGTCAGTTCGCATTAGATTATCAGATAAGTTTGATTATAAATATTTTAGAATTGTTCGCGTTGGCGATACTGGTGATTTAGGTACTTTAAGGATTCAGTTAAGTGAATTTAATATTTTGTACCCAACTGCTATTGCGTCAGATGTTAAGACATTTGATTTTAGTATTGAGACAGACAGGCACTATTTATGCGTTGTAACTGGAGGATCTGAAACTACACCTTCTTATGGCAACATGTCTATTTACAGAGTAACAGACCAAACTTTTAACTTTGTTCCTGTAGCTTATTTGCCGTTGCCTTTTAGGTCTTCTGAGGTAGCCGCAGTACGCGATGTGCAGACTGAAAACGTCATGTTAATGTTTCATGAAGATCATGCGCCTATAAGAATTATAAACACAAGTGGTAATGTTTTTACTATTGATGAAATTCCTTTTTTAAATGTTCCTCAGTATGATTACAATGATTCCTTAAGTCCTACCCCAACTAATGAAATTCAAGTATTAACGCTTACTGGGGCAAGCTGGGCTACAGGTGATAGATTTCAAATAGACGTAGAAGGAATATTAAGCAAAAACATTACTTATGCTGGCGATTCTGGGACAGCAGAACAAAACTCAACCGTAGCTAACATACAAAGAAACTTGCAAGAAATGCCTATCTTTGGAGATACCGGAGTAGCTGTTGCAAGAACAGGTGCAAAGCAATACACAATTACTATTAGCGGAGAATCAACTAAGCCTTTTGAATTGTTTAGTGGCTTTGTTACATTGGGTAATGCCGCTGATACTTTAGCATTTACTCAGTCACAAGTTGGTGTTGCTAGAAAAGAAGACGTATGGAGTGACAATAGAGGCTATCCTAAGACTGCCGCGTTTTATAGTGGGCGCTTGTGGCTAGGTGGCACAAAATCCAAGCTACAAAGTTTGTTTGCATCTAGGTCTGGATCATTTTTTGACTTTTACACCGAAGAGGGCGATGCTGACGAAGGTTTGTTTATTACTATTTCGTCAAGACAGCTTACAGAAATTATTGATATTAACCCTGATCGTGGCTTGCAAGTATTTACTGCTGGTGCAGAATTTGTAGTTAATGGCTCTACTCCTGCTGATATTACTATTCAAGCTCAAACACAGCATGGCGCGGCTACTTTAGAGGTTAAATCAGTAGATGGTGCTACATTATTTGTTGACCAGAATGGTAGGACATTACGATCATACTTGTACAACTATAATGAAGATGCTTATAACAGTACGGACATATCTGTATTGTCTTCACAGCTTATAGATAACCCAGCAGACTTAGGTATTTTAACAGGGTCATTATCAGAAGATGCTAACTGGGTATTTATTGTTAATCAAGATGGTACTTCGGCAATTCTTAATACGCTTAGATCACAAGACATTAATGGTTTTACTAAATGGATTAATGGGGACACTAACACTGTATACCCTCTTAAGACTGTATCTGTATCTGTTGTTAAGAATGATTTGTTTTTGGTAAACAAAAGAACTACTGACACTACTACTACCTACACAGTAGAAAAGTGGGATTTTGATTACTTAATGGATTCTTCTGTTAAGTTAGAAAGCTCAACAAGCATAATAGGTAATAATTTATTTTTAGCTACAAATCATTTAAACGGAGAAACAGTTAGTGTGGTGGCAAGAGGAACGCCATTACCAAAACGTGTAGTAGAAACAGATGGTAGTTCAGGATACATTGTTTTAACTAATGGCGAGAAATCATTTATCCTTGAGCAAGATCCTGCTACTGGCGTTATAGACGTAGAAGTAGGGTATAACTTTATACCTAAAATTAAGAGTATGCCTTTAAATACAAACTCGCAAGCTATTGCTGGTCAGAATCAGATGCGGCAAAAGAAAATTACTCGTATTAACCTAAGAGTTTACAAGAGTTCTGGCGTTTACATTGATGACAATCCTGTTGCTATTAGACAGTTTGGTAGTGCGGCTGATTCTCCATTAAACGAAAACTTGCCTGAACAGACAGGTGTTATACAAGGTGAGAACAGTGGCAATGGTTGGAACATAGAAGTACAGCCTATAATTACTGTACCTGAACCTACGCCATTCCACATACAGGCTATTGAATACGAGGTAGAGTCTTCTTGAATGAAGTAACAACACAAGATGACATAGTAAAGCTACAGACTTTAATGCTAAAAGGCGATACACTAGAGCTAGAAGTAAAGCATCATTTTAGTGAAGGATTGTATGCAAGAGAGTTGTTTATCCCTGCTGGTGTTTGTTTAGTAGGAGCGTTACACAAGACTACTCACTTGTACACAGTAGTAAAGGGTAGATGTAAGGTGTCTAGCCAGTTTGGTAATTTGGATATTGAAGCTCCGTTTATGGGCGAGACAATTCCACAAACTAAGCGTGTTATATACGCTGAAACAGATTGTGTTTGGGTTACATACCACCCTACACATTTAACTGACGTAGAAGAGATAGAAAAGGCTTTATTAGAGCCAGAGGATATTTA